ATACGGAAAGCTCCACTGACGCTGCACATAAACGCAAATACCATATTCGCCTGTTTATGGGCATCAACACCATCACGATCCACGAGGCGTCGATTTAACTCGTCAATGAATTCACCGGTTGCTGCAACAAACGCACCTTTAGTAATTGAATACTTAAAGTTGCCCTTCTTGTACTTTGTAAGACCTCCAACCATAGAATCTTCTGGAGAATTCCAACAGAGCAGACGAAGCCAACGATGGATAATAGTCTGTTCCTCGACTGAGGTAGGATCAGTATCAGTAGAACCCGCCAGAATTAGCGTATCATAAAGCTTATCTGGTCCTGAACCGACGGTGTCAGTCAACGCAAGAACGTCATCGTCTCTAAGTTCATCCATATCGGCAACGGCTGAACGTAAATTTGCCAACAATGCAGCTATCTCACGGATTGAAATAGTGTCAGACTGTAGGCTCGAGAGCAAAGTTCGTGCGCGATCAAATCCTGTACGCAACGCCGTGAACGAGAACTTTTCTCGCGTGTCAGGTGCCACAATACCTTCGACCGCTTCGAATCTATCTGCGTTTACGCGTGAACCCGAAAAAGCGAACAAATAACCCATGTAACGCAGTAAATTACGCTCATTGGCGATAGTCTCTCCAATAGCGTCTCTTGCTAGCTGGCTACCGAGTAGATACATGGTCGTATCATTACTCTGCTTTGCCAACATAGGAAGTGACAGTGCGTATGGAAGCACAATCTCCTCTGGTGCTGCAGTAGCAGGAAGAGATTTTCGTACACCGCTTACAATGCGTGTAGTCGGTACACGAAGAGTTGGTGTAGTTACGGTTGCCACCTTCGTACGTCCACCTAGTGCAACTTGAAAAGCGACATTTTCGTTAACGTGTAGTACTTTGTAGTTCTTGCCAGAACGACCACTCGTTAATTTCTTCTCTGTTACGCTCACCAGCGATCCAGAAAGTCGGGGATTGGACAACGTGCCAAGCCGCTTCAACGGATCTTCTTGCAAGTTAGACATACCATACGTTTGAGGTAACTCAACTGTCGCAGCGATCGCCAACAAAGGAGACCGAGAGGTAATTCGATGGTTTGACCCGCCAGGTTGTCCTTCGACCAGGTCAAACAGATGAGTCCGTTCTACTGTCGACATTCTGGAAAGACCGGTAAAACGTGGTAACTGCTGTTTGTCAAACGTTTTATTGACAGGCAGCATCCCAAAAGATGTACTCACCGTACTCATGGCTAGCATCCAGAGATCGGGACACTGTCGCATACCGAGATTACGTGCTCGGTCTGTTACCTCGCCAACAACACCAGGAGCATCTGGTGCTGGACCACGCCAAAACGCATCATCAACTGCGATATATTCCTCTGCGTTATCAATCGCCGACATTCCGTGCGTAGACACAGGACTGAAAAGAGAGTAATCAATCTCATGATCAGTGCTAATAGCGCTTTGAAGCAAAATCATCATGTTAGCAATCTCGCTCGCCTGAGCATTTGGAGCGATGCTTAGCTGTAAATTCTCCGAAAAGAGAGCGCGCTTTCCAGATGCTTCAGATCCTACTTCAATGACGTACCCAAGATCAGGGATGTGCTGTGCGTCTCGACCGACGTGCATTTCATTTTGACGCGACATTTCCACAAGGAGTGGGGAGATAGCGTCGTTACTTGCTGAAAATTGCACGTCATAACCAATGTCGATGTGGAAAGTACGACCTGGCACGTCGGGATCTTCAACTCGTTTAACGAAAAACATCGAAGCATATTCAGCAGGTGTCACTTTCTGCAATGAACTATACTCATGCTGAAGGCTCGACTCCAACATGGAGATCGCAGTACTGATAGCGTTGTTGTCATTAGCGATAGCTGCCACCATAGTAGTCCGGCTCTTCGCATCAAAAACTTCAACGTTTTCGTCAACTGGAGTGACGAAACCATAACCAAACATCTCAGCGTTAAGAGTAGCACCAAATGGATCGGTAACACCACTCAAAATAGCTGAAGTATCTTGTGTCGCCTCAATACCTGCACGCTGAGCTCGGACGTAGCCTGAGACGTCGGGCAGAAAACGTAGATTGGCGACGGCATTCTCCAAGTTAAGCATAACAGATGAAAAACGATCACGAACGCCTTTCATTGCGATTGTTAGCTTGATTTTATCCAAACGGAGAGTTTGGCCAACACGTTCCATAATATCAGGAGAGCTGTTAGACTCAACATGGTCAAAAGCGTCAATGATCTTATCGTAAACATGCACTTTAACAGCGTTAGCAACAACGTTTTCAAAACTTGCGACAAGATCCCCTTTTGCTGGATCAAATCGGTCGTAGATGAAATCATACCCAGGCTCTGGTTGTACAACGATACCAGTTGCCACAAACAGGAAATACTCCATCAATCGAACGAGCTTGGAATGATCGATAGAGATAGAGTCGATTAAAGATTTCTGCAATGCAAGCAAAGTCGCATCACCTTCTTTAGTTGTATCGATAATCGATTGCGCGATCTGGGTTTTAGTGTCATTTGCAAGCTTACGCCACCCTGCGGAAATATCCGCTGGTGAAACACCACTTACTTTCATGAGGGCGTCGGTATCCTGCGATGATGTAGTGAGCCAGCGTAACACCGTAGTAGTAGACAGGGTTAGCTGACTGTCATCATTAATAATACAACCAGCAAAACGATCCACTTGTGCAATAACATATGCGCTCATCAGGTCATATACCGTTACTGAAGTAGACTTTCGTCCGTCCAGAGCGGCAAGGTAAGAGAAGCCTCCAGAATCGTCTTTCTCAGTCTTCCATTTATGCTGACCAATATGCTTTGGTGTGCTAATAAAGCTATGGAAGATCTCACGATCCATAGGAATAGCCATACCATGCGTAAACACTGATCGAAGCTGGCGATTATTAGTGATCGCATTAATCAGTTTTTGGAAAGACGCTTCATCAGAAAAGAGATTACTAATCTCTTTCTGACGGAGACGGACTGAAGCGTAAGAGTCAGCATCAGTACCATTGCTGGTCTCTTGCCAAGCTTTATTCAAAGTATCCATGATCGCACCGCTGGTCGGATCACCAGCGGACAGGACATATGACGCAACAGCCTGTGGTAAACCAACAGGTGGAGTGACCCGACCGGGTCGTCTAATAATGATCTGCATATTTGCTCCTAACGCAGATAGAACGATGGCACAGTGCCAAAGTGAAAAGAGGACGCAACGGGAGCTGGTCTCAAAAGAGCTTTGCTCGCGCTTAAACGAAGTCCATTTGAAAGACGGCTCGCGAAAGAGCCGGAAATAATACCTTGTTTAGCTGAATGCAAGGCGATAAGACCGCTTGAACTCAACTCCAAGGCACCACCAACAGAAACGCTAGTGGAATAATTACGATTACGATAACCTTCTTCAGTCCTATCATCGTCCAACTTCTCTGCTGATGCCAAGTTGACGAATGGAATGATAGTCGTATTCGTTCGTTGACCTAGAGTAGTAAGAGGAGTCATTGGACCGATGATTGAATCCCTTGGTACGCCACCGCTCATGAGTTGATTACCAAGCAACGCTTGTAAGCGGATACTATCGATAATTACAGCACAGCCATCAAAGACACCCGAACCAATAACGGCTAAAATGTCTTGAAGTCGGGTAGCAGCGGAAGATCCAACTGGCTCATTGAGCTCAAAGTAGAACGCTCGAGTTTTCGATTTCGCAACATATTGAGCCAGTAAAGACCGTTCTGCCATGCGAACAACACTTGCGTTCTTCAGCATTTCCAAATCGGGAGCGAAGATCGGCTCATGCCCAGCGCCCCACGACGTATCTGTCACCGAAAGTGCGAGAAAATCTCGAGTTCCAGACGGTGTCCACTCGGTTGGGATAACTGGCAAGCTCGGAACATTCGCTTCTGCATTGATGGCATTAACCAAGTTGGTAGCGAAGAATGATTTACCTGAACCACCTCCGCCTATGACAGGGAAGCACCCAGGTAATAACGTCCAATCAATGTAGTTAACTAGAGCTTGGCCAAATGAGCGGAAAGTGGTTTTATCTCCCGCACTAGAACTAACCTGTTGAGGACGGAAAAGAGAGTCCGCATCGAGCGAAGATCTCTCGATCGTCGACGAAACAGCTCCTTCTACTTGGGCAATCCCATATGCAAGGAATGGTAAACACCCACCTGCGACAGTGTTCGACCGGTGAAGGGCAGCTAATGGACTATGCCCCATTTTCACCAATGATGCGTTTCTCACAGGAGTACCAACGTTGAAACGATTATCGCGTTCTTTTGCTGCGCTTAACATGTGTGGTATTGTCATCGAACGACCACAAGTCGGAACAAGTGTAGCATCCGGAGCGAGCTCCATCGGTTTGTAAGACACAAGCCCTCGATGTATCACACCTCCTGTGTAACCAAACGTTCCGACTGGACATAAGGTCTGATCCAGGGGTAATGGCATGCTCAGTAGGTTAGCGGGTACACGTGCTAGAGCTATCGGAGCACAAGCACGACTACCGACGTCATCAAGCTTTTCCGATCTCAGAATTTTGAGAGTGTCTTCTTCTGAAAAACAAAAACCCTCAGATAACATAGAGATACGGAAATCAAGAAGACGATCATCCGTTGAGACAATAGCCTCATCTTCCACCTTCTCTCCTACCGTACGTAGACCGTCAGCAACAGATTGGAAGAAGTTAACGGCAGCGTCTGTTTCCAGCCACTTTTTCCGGGCGTCGATGCCTTCTTGCCCAGTAACGAAACCACTCCTTTGTACAGGATTGAGTCCTGGATCTTCTGACAAGTAGTACGACATTGTAGCTCTTGTCAAAGAACCAATAATACTAGCGACCGCATCAATTGCACCATCAGCAAGTGATGAAGCTGACCTCGATCCAAGCACCCAATCAATAGGTTTCGCGGCTGTAAAAGCAACAAGTTTTCCACCCGCTGCAGCGACGTTGGACACTAAAGTGCCAGTAAGTTCAGCGTTAGCAGCGTTCTCAGCCTGCTGATTTATCTGTCGAGTTGTATGTGCCTCAATAACCAGGCCTTCTTCGGCGTAGCGGATGTGCGAATCGATAGGAAAGAAAGCGCCACTACTAGCGTAAACAAGTTCATTTGCTAGACTTGTTAACGCAGCAGGATTGCTTTTAACAGCGGCCATCAACGTTTGATACCATTCGCGACGAGCAGAAAGAAACTGCTGGATCGTATTGAGGTTCTGTTTCTTCCTGGTGTTAGAAAACTCCTCAAATGATAATACCGGAGATTTCAAACACTGTTGAAGTTGACGCATCTTCGGCCACCACTCTTTGATTTGACTCTCAGAATAGCTTTCAATGTCGAAAAACTTAGCGATAAAATCTCTAAACTCTGTGCGATCGACAGATGCCGTTTTCAAATCACGATCAATGGCCGACGTTTTACCTTCAGCGTATGAGAAAATACCAGATGACGACGTCGATACCAACGAAGGGATAATCTGTTTTTGACACCAAACATAATACTCACGTCCAGTGACGTCAGATAAATGCTCAGGTCTAAAACCGAAACCATCGGGAATCGTGATCGCCCACCGACCATTGTAGTCTACGGCTGAACTCGTGTAACCAACAAAGTCACGCGTGGGCGGTACATTAAGGTTCCTGAGAACCTCGTTTGATCGAGGACCATCCGGATCGGCCACGCACGGTGTACCATCCGAAGGTCGAGGTAAGTCGATCTTCATTCTTAATATATTAGCCATTTTAACCTCTCTTAAAAGCCGACATAGGATGGCACAGATCCT